AGCGGTGACGCCGTTAAACACTTTGGCCAGGTATGCCGGGAGGTCTGAGCCTTGGAGCGCGGCGAACACGGCGCGGCTGGCTGCAAGACTGATTGCGGCGTCTGAGCTGGCGGTTTCGCCGCCTGTGCTGAAGCTGGAGTTGCCCGCGCGGGCGGTAAGCGCAAAGTTTGGTGACTCGCCGTTTTTTCCGGTGTTGCCGCCATAGGCAAACTCACTGGCCACGGTGCCAATACCAAGTGACTTGGCGGCGTTGGCGTAGGACGATTGCAAGCTGGTCAGCATCTTGTCGACCGCTGCACTTGCGCCGTCAAAAAATGTCTGGTAGGCGGTGCGATTGCCTTGTGCATCGAAGCTGGCAGATGCGTCGCCGGTGCTGCTGGTGGGCTTGCCATGGTCTTGCAATGACAGCACCGCAATAGCTGCCAGTGCGGCCCAGCCAACAGGACCGATTGCACCCAGTGCCTGCCCAGCGCCTGCCATGAAGCTGCTTGCGCCGGTGGCCTCGGTCATCATGGTGAGGCCCGCGCTAAACGCCTCGGTGCCAAGTGTTGCACCCGCTGTAAACGCGCTACCAAAGGCGGACGCGCCACCGGCCAGAGTGCCGTAGGCCGTATAGGCGTTTGAGGCGGTGCCGATTGCGCTGCTGCCAGCATTGGCCGCACCACTCAGACCCATCATGCCGGTGATGCCCTGGGCCACGGGCTGGACCATCACTCGCAGTACGTCCGTTTTGATCTTGTTTTTGATGGTGTCCCAGAAGTTTTCAAAGAAGGACTTGCCAGACTCAAAACCGCGCATCAGGGCATCGGTCCAAAATTTCTCGGACTCTTCAGCGGCTTTTTGGTTTGCTTTTTCCAATTCGTCAACGGCTTTTTTGTTCGCCTCGCGGGCGTCTTTGCTGCCGATCAGGCCAAGCAATTCACGCCGCTTGTCAATCTCGGTCTGAATTGCAGCGGCTGCGGCTTCGTCGCCGTAGCTCATTTGCTTGGCTTGCTCTTCGTGCAATCTGCCGATGGCAACCAGTTCCAAGGCTTGTGCAAGGCTGATGTTTTGGGCTGTGGAAATACCAAGCGCTTGCTCTTCGTCGCGCAGTTTTTGGACTTGCTCGCCGATTGAGTCGGCTGATTTCGTCAAGCCATCAATGTATTTTTCGCGTGCTTTCTCGTCCTCTTCGAGCGCCTTCATATTTGCCTTGACAAACTCGTTCACGTGCTCGTTTAGGTCTTTAAATTCCTTTGCGGCCTCTTTCACTTTTTTGATCTTTTCGCCGCCGCCGAGTGCATCCATCATGGCTTTGTAGTCAGCCAGCCACTTTGCTTTATCGAACCCGTTTGAAGAAGGTGCCGAAGACGCAGGCGATGATGCATCATCAGTCAAATCAAGGATCTCTTTGTTGCGCCGAGCCACCGCTGCCAGCAATTTGTCTGACTCTGCGGTTTTGCCGAAAAAGCGCATCAGCTTGGCATTGGCTTCGTCAAGCGTGTTGTTGATTCCTTTGAAAATGACTGACGCTGGCTTGGCAATAAATTCATCCATTGCGCCACCAAGTCCGACCCATGCCGCTTTGAGAATGCCTGACTCTTTAGCGGCCATTGCCATAGCGCCGGTAATCGAAACCATTTGTGGCAGCATGTCGTTGACAATCGTCATTCCAACAACTTTGGATGACATGGCAATCTCGGCCATGTTGTCGTTATAGGCATCCGCCATCGGTGCCATGATCGCCATTTGCGCGGCGTATTTGGCGGACTTTTCAGCGGTTTTCTCCAGCCCATCTGCGCCCATGTTGAGCATGGGGATAAGGTCCATGCCCGACTTGCCAAACAGTTTTACCGCGAGCGTGGTTTTCTCCATGCCATCGGGCATATTGGCAAAAACTTCAGCGAGTTGCTTCATGGCACCATCAGCCGTGGTGGCTGTGATGCCTGCCTTTTTGAGCGCGTCGCCGTGCTCCATGAGGTTGCCAGCCAAGCCTTTGATGCCTTTGGCCAGCGACTCCATAGTGGTGCCTGATTGGCTGGCAGCAAGCTCGTATTTGGCGAGGTCTTTGACGGCAATGCCAACGCGCTGGGACAGGTCATTCATCGCATCTGCCGCGTCAATTGCGCGGTTTGCAACCGACACTAATCCAGCGACAGACAAGCCACCTAGCAAGCCAGCAGCAAGTCCGCCGAGCGCTGCTTTGGCGGTATCGACTGATTTCGATATCTCAGACATTGCGCCGCCGACTGAGCGTTTTGCGTCGTCCATGTCTTTTTGCAGGCGAGCCATGTTTGCCAGTAGCTGTATCTCAAGGGTGCCAGCGATCACGATTTGCTCCCCTGTTTTGCGCTTGCTTCGAGTGCGATTTGGTCAAACATTGCAATCATTTCCAGTTCCCAAGGTGTGAGTTTTATGCTGTGGTTTTGCTGCCATGCTGCAATCTCTTGCTGACTGATCGCGCTCATGCCCATGCCAGATGCCCTGCCAAGGCTGTTAAAAATGCCCCAGATTGGTCGACCTACCTTGGGCCATTCAATCGTCAGCCTTGGGTCAACCTTGCCGGTGTTTGCTGCCAAGCGCTGCATGTGAGTTCTGAGACTTGCCCCGTCACCTTGACGCGCCGATAGATCAAACTCGGCGCGTGCACACTCCGCTAGGATTTCGCGGAGCTGCTGATAAAAAGCTCTGTCTTATTGATCGCGGCCAACACTTGCGCCCGGACCCACTGCTTTTTGGGATCGCTATAGAGCTTGCGGGCTGCGTCAGCGCTGAAGGCCAGTTGCATGCCGCCTTGCGTCAGGTTCCAGCCCAGTGTTGACGCCACGAGGTAGTCTGTTTCGTCGGCGATGTCGTCAACTGGATCGCTGACGGGCATCTTTCCAGTCTGGTTGAATGCGCTGCGCAGTTTGCGAGTGCGTGCCATGTCAATCTGTTTGCGTGATTGATGCTCACGGCTGGCCAGGGTAATGGTGCTGGTGGTTGGTGCTTGTGTGCTTGGGTTGAGCAGCGTCACAGTTCCGGTGCTGATGTCCTCATAGTCATCAAGATCAAGAGATCCAATCAGGCTTGTCAGAAGTTCAGATGGGTTTGTCATAGTTGTCTTTCGCGGGGTAGTTGAAATGCCCGTGCCCAGCTACCGCGCCCCCGCGAAGGAGCGACAGCAGCCGGGTCGGTGCCTGGGTGCAGGGTTTAAGCTGCGGAGTCCTGGATTGACAGGGTGGTCAAGTCGGTCGCAATCCCGGTGCCGCCTGCTGTGTTGAGCAGTGCCTGGAAGGGGAAAGTTTGGGTGATGGTTTTTTCGCCATCGTCCTTTGTCGCGCCGCCGACTTTCAGGCGTGGAATGCTGAAGCCAATGAAGTCACATGCTGCCGTGTTGTCAGCAGTAAATACAGCGTAAAGGCTGATTTCGGTTTCGTTGACAAACGCATCACGCAGGGTGGTGCTATCAAATGTCGCCGTGATCTGGCCGGTGACGATAACGCGGCCTGCTGCCTGGAATGCCACCGTGTTGCTGCCGATTGTTGGCTCACCGCTTTGACCGCATGAAATATCAATGGTCAAGCCGGTGACGTTGGCAACCGTAGTACCAGCGACACGAAGCACACCATTGACTGCCGCCATGGTGCCGGTGGTGGTGATGGCCGTGGGCAAGGTGAAGAACTCGGACGCACTGGTGGTGATGTCCTTGCCCATGAACTCAACGTTGCAAGTCGCCATGCCGGACGGTGGCAATGACAGACCGATTTTCGAGACTTTGCAGCCGCTGAAAACCTCACTTGCTGGCACATCGGGATACCAGTGTTCGATCGAATAGGACAAGTCGGTGTGACCAGTCTGCGGCGTCAGTGTTTTCTTACCGATCACTGTGACCGTGCTGGATGCAATCGGGCCTTCTGCCACCAACACCGATGCGTTGAGCACAAGGCCGGTGATGACCAGTGCTGTGACACCTGTGACAAGGATGTTTTTTGCCAAATTTGCAGCGTTGAATGAACCAGCCGACAAGCGGATTACGTCGCCAATTTTGATGCCGTCCGTCAAGTAGGAGCCTGCCGCACGGGTGATGGTCCAAGCGCCTGCCGTGCCTGCAATGGTGATTGAAGCGCCGGTGGTGGCTGTGGTGGCTGTCCAAGCCTTTTTCAACGCCGCTGCCATGAAGGCCGAATAGGTATTTGCCGACAGTTCGCCGCTGATGGACCCGCCGACTTTGCGGATGCCGTGGCGATAGTCTGCGATCTGGAAATCAGGGCGGATTTCGTTGGATTGGTAGGTGTCCTTTGTCATGTCCAGGGACGATGTGACACGGCGCAGGGCTTGCGATGATGCCGCAGCCGGAACGGTGCCGTAGGTCGATTCGACTTTGTATTTGACCTGCTTAAAAATGCCTGATGCTGTTCCCATGATGTTTCCTTCTCAAAATAAAAAACCCGCCAGCGGTATGCAGGGCGGGCGGGTTGCGGGACTGGTGGAAGCTGTTAATTCGCTTCGTGGTATGTAACTAAAAAATCAACCGACTGCATGAAAAATCCGGTGTCGGGGTCGTTGAAATCCGGGCCATTGGAGCCTCTACGTACAGACACCACCGTCAAACTGGCGACGGTGCCGCGCTGGTAGTTGCAAGCCTTGCGGGCTGCGTCCAGAATGGTTTTCTGTGTCGGGTAAGTGGTTGCAAACACGGTCACTTGCACCCGCGCTGTGACAATGGTGTGGGTAGCTTGTGCGTCAATTCGGTCTATCTCTGTGGCGCTGACTTCGGTGACCGCAATGGCTGGCAACGCTGTGGCCTGGGGCAGCACGCCAGCGATGACGCGGGCAGATGGCACCAGTGCAATTAATGCGCTGTTTGCTACCAGTAGCGCCCGGATGATCTTTACGCCGCTCATTGCGCTTCCAGTTCAACGCCTGATGCGTTCAAGCCTTGTTTTGTCAGGCGCTTCTTTATTGCTTCGCCCACTGCAATCAATGCGGCTTGGGCTTGGCTGTCCAGTGCTGGACGCAGAAATGGTTTTGCTTGTGAGCCGGGATGGTCAACACCATCGCGCATGAGTCCAGCCCAAAAAAGGCTTTTTGCTTTCTTTGGCTTGATAAAGTGTGCTGCTGTGCCGTACTCAATCCAACGCGCCAGGTATGCGTGTTTGCCGCCTGCCTTGACGATGGCAGTGACAACTCCCCGGCGTGATTTGGTGCTGACTTTTAAGCCTGCTTTAAGCAACCCCGACTTGACCGGCACGTTATTCATGGCCTCGGCCTTGACTACGTTGGCACCTTGGCGCAAGGCTGCCCGCAAGATGTTTTGCTCTACCTTGGCTGGCAACTGGTCGAGAAAGGCTTGCAGTTCAGCAAGGCCGGTAACGGTTGCGGTCATACGGTGTACTCCTCGCAAGTCATCTCAATCCACTCATGGCGTCCGATTTCTGCTGGCCCGCCGGTGATCTGCATCGTGCGATCAGTCGCCCCGTGCACCACAATGCGCATGTCTGATGTGATGCCGGTCCGGTAACGAATGCGCACCCGCGCCGGGCGGTTGGCAACCCTCATGCCTTGCTGCACGCTCTCGGACTTGCTTGGCAAAACGTCCTGCACTTGGGCTGATATGCGAGCAGCAAAGGTTGTCCATGTCACGACCTCAGTGCCGTAGCTGTCGTCCTGCGTCACGGCCTTGTACTGGATCGTGATTCGGCGGTCTAGTTGGCCAGGTGTCATGCCCACACCTTGTAGCGGTCAAGCAGGCGATCAGCAAAACCAAGTGCGATAGGCTTGCCCATGCCAATAGTCTCAATCTCTCTGCTTTCGTACATCGCGCCGACTTGCAGCTTGATCCAGCTTTTGATGCTTTCAGGCACCGCTGCTGCGTTGGCGTAGCCCGCCACATAGCGCACCTTCACAGCATTGATCTGGTCGCGGGTATCCGGCCATTCTGTGTCGTAGGCTGGCACCACGTAGGCAGGGCCAAAGTCGTCGGCGTTGTCAAGCGAGTAGAGCAAGGCGCTCAGGGTCTGGTCGGTGCCGTCGAGGTCCACGTAGGCCACGCTGGTGATGCTGTCCACTGGCACGCGGGTGAGTTCCAGCGCTGCCGGGAATGCGTCAAGCGTCAACTCCCACGTTTGCGGCATGATGGCCCGCCCGGTCGCCTGTTCTGCGGCCTCGGTGGCTGCGGTAATCATGGCGGTAATGAGCGTGTCATCGTCGCTGGTATCAACCCGCAAATGCGCTTTCGCCTCGGCCAGAGTTACCGCCAACGCGGATGCAGCGGTGATGAGTTTGAGTGCCATATTTGGACGTA